TGCCGCACTAACACCAATAGCAATAGTGTTTTGGGACTGGTTGTTGAAACCCGCATTAGCACCAATCGCGATAGCGTTGGCGCCTTGGTTTTTACCCGCTTCACTACCAATAGCAATCGCCTTATCTCCTTGAGCTGTTACCGCCGCCTCTTTACCAATCGCGATAGCTTCTGTACCTTGACCGCCGTTATTTGCTGCACCGTCACCAATAGCAATCGCCTTATCTCCTTGAGCTGTATTTGCCGCATCATGACCAATAGCAACAGCACCTTGGCCTTGAGATGTATTCGCCGCGTCTGGTCCAAGAGCAACAGTATCAACCGCTTGACCATTCTCGCCAGCGCCATTACCAATATGAATTTTTTCCCCACCTACTTCCCAATTAGATGAGTTAGAGTTATAAAATAAATATTGCCCGTAAGTAGTAGCTGTTGGTAAACCACTGATGTTGGCGGTTAGTGTACCTTTTACAGTTAAATTGGCGACAGTTAAATCGCAAATATCGTCTTCTACGGCTATTTTACCGGCTTTGGATTTCACATCTAGGACAGAACCTTTAGGTCCTACTGTTCTAGGATCACAGTGGAGATTAAGATTAGTTGCTGTCAGATCACTCTGAATTTGAGGAAAAGCAGACATATTTTTGCCTGAATTAAAATTGAATACGCTCATTTTATTTAGTGTGAGATATTTTTACTTATAAATCAAAACTAACATATAAATATGAAGAACTTAGTCAAACGTTTATTTTGTATATTGCTATTAGCAAATTCAGGCAACGAGGTTGGTGCGGCTACATGCAATTCCGCATCTTGTACAGTTTCTTGTACTGGTCACGATGCGTGTAAGAATTACGAATGGAATGGACCTTACCAAATCTCGTGTGGAGCCTCGAATTCAGAAAGAACATGTAAAAATACGGTTCTGAATTGTAATGCTGGAAATACATGTAGCATTAAAACTCAAGGCAGCGGTCATGACGCATACCAATCCAGTACTGTAAATGCGAAAGAAGCGGATAGCTTTAAGCTGACGTGTACTGCGTCTGGTCAACGTGACTGTAAGACTATTACAGTCTGGTGTCCTCAGAAACCCGGATCTACGTGTGATTGTGTTTCATGTCCGAACACTGTTACTTTCAAATGCGTCCAAGGAGTTGGATGCGCGGCCACGTCTAATGCTAATGTAGATTATGTGGAGTCTAGTATAGCAAGTAGTGCCTATTCTATCCCAGACGAGATCTGGAAACCGGTAAAAGATCAAACAGGGAAAAGACCGGATTGTCCGTTCTCCACCATTCCGGGAGCAACTGTTAACCAAAATTATAAATGGGGGACATTGGAAAAATGCAAAGAAACTTGCTTCAATGAACCCACCGGTCATTGTAACGCCTTGTCGAGATATGGAGAAGTTAGTAAAAGCGCTACAGAACCGTGGCATTGTCGATTCTATGCTTGTGCTGATCCCGCTAACTTTACGTGGGTCACTCAAGAACAATGGGGTAATCACGCGGATGAAGCAAATACATACCTTTTACCAATACGCCATTATCAGGAAGAGACGTGTACTAATATAATTAACAAAACTGTCTATAATACAGAAACTGTTTATGTTTATCGAAATATCAGTGATTACTTTTACGATGAAGCTATGATAGCCGATATTTGTGAAGAAGGTATCAGTGATTATTATAGCACAACAACTAATGAAGCTTGGACCCGAAAATCGTGGTATGCTGGTTGTAATCATGTTAAAAACGGAGATGCGACCACATTGAGTCAATGTAAAACCAAGTGTAATTGCGCCAGTTCACCAACCTCGTTTTCTTCGCATCCTCAATATCGCCAATGTAACAAGAACTCGGCGTCTACTAACTACATAACATGTCGCCAGAACTCATGTAGCGGTGGTAACTGTTGTTCGAGGAGTGCTACTATATGTAAGAACGCTTGTAAAGCATATTACGCTATTCAATTCTCAGGAGAAATGATCACTTACAAAGACGTAGATGTGATGAGATACCACGACGTCTATACCAACAAGACGCGTTATATTAACGTTACCAGGAAAAGGTACTTAAACATGACCAGGTTCGTGAACAAGACGAGATGGGAGAATAAGACGAGATGGATAGATAAGGTTCGGTGGGAAAATAAAACCAGATGGGCGGATAAAGTTCGTTGGATCAATAATACACGATTTGTGAATAAGACCAGATGGGAAAATAAGACTCGGTTCGTGAACAAGACCCGATGGACAGATAAAACCAGATGGTCGGATAAGACGAGGTGGGTAAACAAAACACGCTGGAATGATAAGACGAGGATTGTGAATAAAACCCGATTCGTGAATAAAACCCGATGGACAAACAAGACCCATTGGGCAAACAAGATACGATTAATAAACAAAACTCGAATAATCACCATCTACAAAAACGTAAGCACTCCGACAGAAAAACCTACCGGTGTTCGTAACGAATCAGACCAAATGTTTAGAGACGAAAGTAGAGATGTTCCAAGTTTTCCAGTATCTGGAAATTCGAGTTGCTGTGATTGCGATGACAATCTAGATATGACTCTATTAAGTTGGCAAATAGCATCGGGGGGTTTGGTAGTTCTTTTTCTACTTTATTGTGGTCTTAGAGAATGTCTCTGTAGCGAAATTATGGAATCGGTTGAATTTTGTGAAAAGATAGCGAATATCTGCATGTGCTGTAAAGAAATTTGCTGTGGCGAAGAAGAGGAGAATAATCAAACAAGAGACGCTGAAATTCCCGGAGAAAGATCTTTTGGCGAAGTTCGGCGTGTCTATTATGAACCCAATCCTATATTGGTCCGGGAAAGAGAAACTGAATTACCAAAAAAACGCGTCGAGATATGAATTCTTAATACTAAAAAGTATTAAGATATTAGGATCAATTATTTCTTCTTACAGCCAGTGGGGCATCTTTTCCTGGAGCTCGCTCGTTTTCGAGATCTTTTACGCTGAGCTTTCTTTTTCCTACTCTTTTTCCTACTAACCTTGCGACGTGGTTTCCTGCTAGATTTTCTTTTTGGCTTTGGTTTATAACAAGGTTTGGCTGGTGAGAAGTGTTTCAACTTGAAATATGTTCCGATCAGGTCTCTCTCCCCTGGACCATAAATACCAGAATGAAATCCTTGGAAATATGCTTCTTTCATAACATTTTTCCCGTAATTTTCTTTTAAGTATTTCACGCCGTTACGAGGAGCATATACTTTAGTACCACAAAATTTGATTCGTTTCAGTGGAAAAACATCTGCTGCGTATATTTTACTACCAGATAGCTCTCTCCAGAGTGGGTTAGAGTACTGATAATATTCTTTATTTCTCGATACTCTCATACTAAATACATCGATAAAAGGGAAACTCCAAGATTTATCTTTCCCTAAAGGTGTTCCATCTGCGTAACAAATTTTCATTAAATTTCCATATGTCTTTTCGTAGTGGATTACCAAATTGTGCTGTTTTAACTCCTTTTTCATCTTTTTTAGTCTACGATAATCATCCATAAGCATTTGAACGTCAACATCATCGTCCCACGGAATAATACCACCATGGCGTAACGCACCCATTAACGTTCCACCTTCGACCCAGTACTGTAGGTTGTGTTCTCTGCAAAAATTATCAAAATCATACATAATCTTATACAATTGATACGCTTTCTTACCAGGAATTTTTGGAATCACTTGTTTGCGTGTCATTTATTAAAGAAATTAATATCGATAAAAGAAAGATGAAAAAAATATGTATTAATGCATTAACGTGTTGGGGACTCGTTCTAGGTCTTATATTGATTTGTATTCCATGTCCCCCACGATGGATTAGTACAGCAATTTTAGCTGTGATAGTAACGGCGTCAATACTAGGAAATATCATGATAATATTTCATCGTAAAGAATTGGAAAAATATTGCGAACCTAAGGCCATCGGAGTGGTTGCTAATAATATAATTTGTCATATCATCGTACCTATTATAATTTTAACAGTGTTCTATTTGAAATGCCCATCCAGAAAAGGAGAAAATGTGGCTCATAGTATTTTACTCGCTCTAGGAATTGGATTACTCTATGCAATTCTCATGGGTTCTGGTGTTGCTTGTAGTTACGGTTTAAATGCTTTTCAGTTATCTGGGTACATAACAGCATGGGTGCTTCTGGTAATAGGTTTGTGTTTTATTTTGTAATTATTCAAATATTCTTAAAGAAGTCAGTATCAATAAAAATGAATACGTGCTTGTGTTGTCATAGAACTTTCCAATCCAGAGCTATCACTGATATCTTCAATCGGTGGTATTACTATCATAAGTATGCAAATCTTGTGTGCAGCGTTGAGTGTGGTTTAATGCTGATACATCAAGACACACACGCTCAGATCATTCAGCGATGGTATAAAAAGGTTTCTAGAAAATGGAACAAACGTATGTTTGATATTAAAGATGGTGTAGTGATATCTTATAATGATGGTATTTCATATAAGATATAAAAATTATTTCTTTTTCGGCTTCCTACTGTTCTTTCTGGCTTTTTTCCGACGAGCACTTTGGTGTTTCTGCTTCTTATGCTTGCTCGGTAAAAGAACAGCGTGAATATTTGGCAACGTACCTCCACCAACTATGTTGTGTTTTCCTAACAGCTTACTCAATTCTTCATCATTACGAGATGCCAATTGTAAATGTCTAGAATTAATATTGGATTTCCTATTGTCTCGGGCTGCATTTCCACCTAATTCCAACATTTCCGCTGTCAGGTATTCCATCACAGCTGCGAGATATACAGGAGCGCCTTCACCAATTCTGAATCCCCTGGGAGCATGTTTCTGGAGGATTGTCTTGAATCGGGACACTGGAAATTGAAGTCCAGCTCTCCAACTCTTTGATACCTTTTTCCCCTTTCTTGAATAATGTGACGTGTATTTAGTTACGGCTTTGGTTCCTTCGCTGACCGCGTGCTTGGCTAGTTCTCCTGGAAGGACTAATCGCACAGCTGTTTGAACTTCGCGAGAAGAAATGGTTTTTTTGTGTTCTTTTTTGGCCAAAAAAGCTGCTTCATCTGCTATCTTGTCAGCAAAGTGTTCTACGAAGTGATTCATTTGTTCTTTAGCGTCTGTGGTAAATCCTGTGTCGGGATGTACCTGTTTAAGAACTTTATAGATATGAGATTTGAATGTGTATACTTTACGTTTAGTTCGTTTTCTGCTACTCATTTTTTTATATTATATAATATAAAAGATGCAAATATTTATCAAAACTCTAACAGGTAAAACCATCACCTTAGACGTAGAACCATCTGATACTATTGACAACGTAAAAGCAAAGATTCAGGATAAAGAAGGTATCCCCCCTGACCAACAACGATTGATCTTCGCTGGTAAACAGTTGGAAGACGGTCGTACTTTATCTGATTATAATATTCAAAAAGAAGCAACGCTTCACTTAGTTCTCCGATTACGAGGAGGAAGCGGGAGAAGACGTCATCGTAAAGTGTTACGTGATAACATCCAAGGAGTTACAAAAGGAGCTATTCAACGTCTTGCACAGGTCGCGGGTGTTAAAAGAATTAGTGGGTTAGTATATGAAGAAATAAGAGGTGTTCTTAAAGTCTATTTAGAAAATGTTCTAAAGAACGCAATTCTCTATACAGAACATAGTCGTAGAAAAACAGTTTCAGTGGAGGATGTAGAAGCAGCATTAAATAGACACGAGCCATCCGGTGGTGTTATTCGTGGTAAGCCCAAAGCCAAACCATGCCCAAAACATGGTTACGGATTCTCATT